AGGGCGACTTAGAATCAATTATACTTAGGGGGAAGGGGAAAAGATTTAGTTATTTTAAGGGTGGTATGAGAGCACCAAAAGCAATGGGACATAATTACTCAGATAAAAGACTCAACAAAAGATTTAAGGGGAGACTCTTTACGATATCATACAAATATAGAGAGAGTTACGATCCAGAGCCATCAACATGATTATAAAAAGAAAATCTATAGTCACACTAAATATACTTTATTGGATGCCTGATTATCAGGACATTCTGCAAGAGTTTATATGGCAAACACCAGATGTTAAACCAGAGTATCCAAGAGTACACAAGTTTTTGAATTTTTGGCATGAGAACATTGATGCAGTTATATCAGAAGTTCTTTTATGCGACGAGCACAATACATCATACAGGCCAGTGAAGGAGATTTATAATGGCTAAAAGAAAAAAGAGTAGGGCACATCAGGTATCTAAGGGTGAGCGTTCTAACGTGAACAAGAAGGTGTGCAACGCGATGCGTAGTGATATATCAATGTTGCAAAGAACAATTAATCAAAGAGAGGCTTGGATGAAGGGTAAGAATGTTATGGTTACCATTCCTAATCCAAACGACAAAGAAACAAACAAAAGATTCATTCGAGTGAACGCAAAAGACATTTGGGGTTCACCTAAGAAGTATATTATGAAACAAAGTGCGAGTGAGTGAGTATAAATAATACAAAAAGGATTACTCATGGCAACCGAAGACACATATTTGAATACTGGTTATTCTGATGCTCAGTCTAAGAACGTTAATTCGACAAGAGATGCCCAAGTTTTCAGAGATTTGGATTTATTTTTTTCTAAGAAGAGCACATCTGCTGATATATCAAAAGTACAAGGAATTCAAGCAGTCAAACGTGCGGTGAGAAACCTTATTCTTACTAATACCTATGAGAAACCTTTTCATCCAGAGATAGGGTCTGGCATTCGTGAACTTTTGTTTGAACCATTGAGTCCTATCACTGCGTTTGTATTATCACAAAGAGTAGAAGATGTAATAGAAAACTTCGAACCAAGAGCAAGATTAGTAGGTGTGCGGGCCTTACCAGACCTAGACCGCAATTCGTATGAAATAAGTATTGAGTTTTATGTCCAGAATGCTCCTACAGAATTAATTGATACCACAGTTCTATTAGAGAGATTACGATAATGGCAGCAACACCAAAAAGACTTGACGTATCAGAATTAGATTTTGATGACATCAAAGATAACTTAAAAGTATTCCTTAAAGGACAGACCGAGTTTACAGACTACGACTTTGAAGGCTCCGGTATGAACATCCTTTTAGATGTTCTTGCGTATAATACACATTACCTTTCATTTAATGCAAACATGCTTGCAAATGAAATGTTCCTTGATAGTTCAGCATTACGTTCCTCTGTTGTATCACACGCAAAAACATTGGGGTATGTTCCACAATCTGCAAGAGCTGCAACTGCAACCGTGGAAGTTGCCTTAACAACAACTAATGCAACTGCAACAATGTCGGCCGGAACTGTTTTTAATACAACCATTGACGGGAGCTCATTTACTTTTATTAACCCAACAGAGAAAACTGCAACCAACATTGGTAACGCAGTTGTCTTTTCTAATCTTGTTATTTACGAGGGAACTTTTGTAACTTCTAGGTTTACAGTTGATACAAAAGATGTTGAACAAAGATTTTTAATAAATGATAACCGTGCAGACACTCGTACACTTACAGTTAAAGTACAGAACTCATCATCTGACTCTACTACCACCACTTACACACTTGCAGATGACATTGCTGCTGTCACATCTACCAGTAACGTTTATTTCTTGCAAGAGGTTGAGGTTGGAAAGTTTGAAGTATATTTTGGCGATGGTGTCCTTGGTAAAGGGTTATCTGACGATAATATTGTCATCTTGCAATACGTAGTATCAAATAAATCGGAGGGTAATGGTGCAACTACATTTACATCTGCTGGTGCGATTGATAGTATTACAGATGTGGGTGTTACAACTATTCAATCTTCCATTGGTGGTTCTGAGCCAGAAAGTATCGAATCAATAAAACTAAATGCACCATTAGATTACTCATCTCAGGGTAGAGCTGTAACTTCAGAGGATTATAAAACACTTGTTAGACAACTTTATGCAAACACACAAGCAGTTGCGGTGTTTGGTGGAGAGAGTGGTTCTTTTGATACAAGTCTGGGTGTGGTTGCGACACCAGAGTATGGTAAAGTTTTTATTAGTATAAAATCCACCACAGGTGAGAACCTAACTGAAACTCAAAAAGAACAGTTGAAGACAGACCTTCAACCTTTCACAGTCGCGTCTATTACTCCTGTCATTGTTGACCCAGAAACTATGTTCTTGATTTTAACATCAAACGTAAATTTTGACTCCAATGCTACAACAAAAGGTAGTGCAACAATAGAATCAAATGTTCGCACCACTATTACAAATTACAATACAGATAATCTAAACACATTCAATGGTTTGTTTAGACACTCTAATCTCGTTGGTTTAATTGACAGCACTGATTCATCTATCACCAGCAATACTCTTAGTGTGTCTCTTGCAAAACTTTTCACACCAGATACTACTCAAGCTAAATCTTATAACCTTTATTATAACAATAGACTTTTAAATCCTCACACTGAACACAACAAAGAATCTGGTGGTATCGTTGCATCCACAGGTTTTGGTATCAGTGGTCAGACAGGGTTGGAGTTCTTCTTTGATGATGATGGTGCAGGCAATCTGAGGATATATAGATTGGTTGGTGGTGTACGAACTTACTTTAATTCCACAGCAGGAACAGTTGATTATGTAAATGGAACTATATCAGTTAACTCTGTTTTCATAAACTCTGTATCTAACGTTGATGGTGCAACTTCTACTCAAATTCGTGTTACTGCAACTCCAAACTCTCTTGATATTATTCCGAAAAGAAATCAACTATTAGAGATTGATTTAGTAAACACTACGGTAACTGCTTCTGTAGATAATGCTGTTGTCGGTAATGACTCTGGTCAGGTGAGTCAAACGACAACATCCTCAGTATCGTCAACATCAGGTTATTAATAATGGCACCCTTTGATGGCAGATATTCACCAGACCTAATCAACAAGGTCAGTACGCAGATTGATGGACAGCTTCCAGATTTTGTGGCAGATGACCATCCGATATTCTCAACCTTTCTTCAAAGTTATTACAAGTATCTGGAGTCTGGTGAACTCGTCGTATCCGCGACAATTGATAACGTGCTTCTTGAACTGGAAACGACAACTCGACTTCTTGATGAAGAAGACAATAGGATTGTTCTTGAAACAGGAACAGGCACAACTGGTAAGTTTATAGTAGGTGAAACGATTACTGGTGCAACCTCTGGCGCAACGGCTGAGGTTCTTGTTGATGATTTGGGTAACACCACAAAACCTAGATTATTCATCACATCTCAACAACAGTTTATCACAGGTGAGACAATCACTGGTGGGACATCTAGTGCGACTGGCACAGTCACTAGTTATCGCGCAAGTCCTGTGCAGAATATTCAACAACTTCTTGCGTATGCGGATGTTGACAATACAATATTTGATTTTCTTGAAGAGTTCCGTAAGTCGTTTATGAATGCCATTCCTAGTAGTCTTGCTACTGGATTGGATAAAAGAAACCTGACTAAAAACATTCGTGAACTTTATCGTAGAAAAGGAACACAAGAAGGTCTAAAACTTTTTATCCGTATCCTTCTAGACCAAGAGTCAGAAATATTTTATCCCAACACTAGGATGATTCGTGCCTCTGGTGGTGATTGGGACAAACCCACAATAATTCGTGTGAGTCCTATCGGTAGTCCTGTTCATGCAGAGTTAGCGGGCCAAACCATTACGGGACAAAGTAGTGGCGCGACGGCTAGAATAGAGTCTGCTACCACATTTGTTGACCCATCAGATGCATCTACCATTGTCGAGTTTTCAGTTACATCAATTGTAGGAACATTTACAAAAGATGAAATAATACAAGGTGTATCTAGTGTTGAGGATGTTCTTTACACATATAACATAAGACAGATTGTAACAAGTTCAACTGTCACTAACGATGGTATTTTATATTCGGTTGCAGATGTGGTTGACGTTGATACCTCAACCAATATTGGTAGTGGTGATGTAACAGCAGTTGTCGGTAATGTTAGTCGAGGTTCAGTCAGTGGTGTTGTTGTCGATGATGGTGGGGCAAATTATGAGATAGGAGACGTTCTCACATTTACCGACAACTCAAATGAGGCAGGACTTGTTACCAGTGCAACTGGTAGAGTACAGATTGTTCATGGTTCTATCATCATGGAGGACGGAGACACCTTACTCCAAGAAAATAATACGAACACAGAGATAGAGTTTTTCAGATTAGTTCAAGAGGATGGCGATGACCTTTTCTTTGAGTCGGGAAACGCTGCGTCATATACAGACGGCATAAACACAGAGGCAGTTCTTGGAGATAGAGTATCATGTGAAGCGGCAATTCAAGAGACACGAGTTGATATCACAAAACGTGACAGTGACGGATTTGTTTTGGAGTCTGGTTCTGGTGATATAACAAAGGTATTTGTGCAAGACGGTGGTAGAGGATACTCTTTACTTCCCACCATTACTGTCACGTCTAAGTTTGGGACAGGAACAAAACTTCTGGCTACTACCAATGATATCGGTAGAGTAGAAGATGTAGATATATCAGTAAATGGATTTGACTATACAGAGTCACCGTTAGGTGAGTTTCGTGCAAACTTTGTTGTTAAGGATGTAACTGGTTCATTTACAGTTGGTGCTGCGCTCACAAGCCATGAAGGAACAGTTCGGTCATTTGATAGTGGAACTCAAGTTCTTGAGGTTTCTATTGAGGACAAAGTTCGTATTGATAGTGAGGGCAATACTGCCGAGGGAATAAGACTAGAGGAGTCTCTAGTCAATCCTGAGTTTGTAGGCTCTAGTGTCATACTAGACAATGATATTGTTTACGGAGAAAATTTAATATTCGAGGATGGTGATAATGCTGTGCTCGATGCGTTTGATGCGGTCACTGATTTCATTCTTCTGGAGGATGACCAAGGTGAACTTATTATGGAGTTCGCAGAGGTTCGTGCATCTCAAATTCTTCTTGAAGAAGGTGATGGCACGTTTGGTGGTATTGGTGCCGCTGGAAGTATATTAACTGAAGATGGTGACTATGTAGTTTTGGAAGATGAAGAAACTGAGTTACCATTCTCCTATGGCACACGCCATGTCAAGTTTGTTCAAGAAAGTTCTGACCCTAATATTAAGTTTGGTGTCGGTGATAATATCATTGTTGATGACCTTGTGTCCGGCGAGAGTTTAGTAACAAATGAGGATAAACTTGTTCTACTAAACGGAATAGATTCCTCTGGAACGGACGATGGCGGTGAGAATGTAATCATTCTAGATGGCACAGATGCAAATGGTACAGACGCGGGTGATCGTTTACAGCAAGACATAGAAGATTTCGATGAGATTGTTCTTGACGGCACTGACTCAAGTAGTCTTCATCAAAACGAAAACGTAATTTTGGAAGAGACTATAGATTTCTCAAACACAACCATCTCTACTTCGGCTGGTAGTGCAACTATTGTAAACGCAGACATTGCAAAAGGCACTTTAGACTTGGGTCTTTCAGCAGAGAGGTTTGGTAGATATCCCGGCATCGAAAGTCTTATCGGTGAAGACCTCATTCGTATTCAAGATTCATATTATTATCAACAGTTTTCATATGAAGTTCAGACAGCCTCTGGTGCTTCATCTTATATTGAACCTCTAAAGAAAGCAGTTCATCCCTCTGGATTTGAGGTATTCAGTAAGGTCAAGACATCTACTGCTGTGTATGCTGGTATTGCAACACCAACGGGTGCATCTCTCGGTGATGAGTACGTTGCTGATACTAATACGTTTAGTCCGATACTTGCATCCACGTTTGAGACATTATTCGATGAGGTTAATCAAACAAGACATAAAGCATTT